TGAATAGATGGTATGTTATGTATATCTACTCAACATCAGAAGAAACAACAATCACGTCGTCTGTCAACACTGTAGCTTATGTATGTAATTTAATGCTTCGAGATTTGGCCTTCACTATTCCAATTAAGTCAACTGTTACAACCCACAACGCAGACCAAGTATTTAGCAAAGTTTTTCAGAACTCCGGCATGCAAGTTGATTATAATACATCGAACGCAAATTTAGTTAGCACAGATATGTTTGATGGTAAGACAAAAGGTACTGTCTTACTCCAAAGTGCAATACAATTGTTTGACGTTGAAATTGATGCTTACGTTACAATTAATACGCAAGGTAAGATAGTAGATAAAATTGTCGAAATCACCGATGAGCTTTCTTCGGATATTGTATATAAAGAAGCTATTTTTGGGCAAAACATAACGAATATTAAGCGAACAACGGTCGCCGCACCCATCACTAAATTATACGCTTATGGTGAAAACGGGTCAACAATGGCACCACACAACAATGGTGCGACATACATTGTCGATGATGATGCTAATCAATTGTACAATTATGAGGGGGCTCTCCAAGGAAAGTATCTGGAAGGCGTTATTACTGCAAATCAGATCAGTGACAACACTGGGTTGAAAGCTTGGGCGCAGCAGATGTTAAAATTATTTAATCATCCTAGAACATATTATGAAGTGAATGTTGTTCCCGGATTTTTACCACCTTTAGGAACGACAATCAGATTCAAAGATGATCACATCACCCCGGCTCTCGATGCAACTGGACGTGTTATTCAACGTACGATTAGCTTCGCATCTCCATATTCAAGTACGATTTCCTTTGGTGAATTTGTAACGGTTCCAGTTGCCACCCCCTCGTGGTTAACGGATTACCAATCAGCGCTAGAAGACGCGGTTTCTAAAGCACTGAGTGACGCAACTGCAATCACTCCTGTATTATCTCATCCAGATGGATTGGATTTTGCACAAGGTGAAACATCAAAAAGACTGCTTTTGAGTGCATGGGTTGGCAAACAAAATATTAGTACCTATGTTGATAGTAAGGGGTTTGCTTGGCGCCATGTGAATACAGATGGCTCAATAGACCCTAACTGGGAACAAACAGGAGATATTATAAATGTAACTCCATCACTTATGGGAAATATTCGAGCCTATATTGATGGTGACTACATATCAGAAGACCCTGAACTGTCAATCAATCAAAACAACTACGTTAAGATCGGAGAGTTTGATCCATATGATAGTGATGTTCACCGCATTGCTCAACATTTAGAACAGTTAGATGATGGTACGTGGTATGAATCTGCTGCTACTAGTGGGGACGATTGCAATTTTATGCACCGCGACAAAAATTTCAAACTTATCGATAAAATGGTTCTGACTGGTGGGGGACATGGTACCACTTTTGGGGTCATGTACCAAGAAGGACAACCGTGGATTATATGTAATCAACGTAATAGTTCGGGCAACTGGGACATTGTTAGATTTAAGTATCAGGGTGGCAAGACATTGGGAATTAATGATACCGATCACCTAATTACTCCGGGAGGCTATCCAAGGGTGGCATTTGACAGAGAACACAATGTTGCCGGATATAGTAGTGGTGGCTATATGTTCTTTGTTTTAAACGTGTCTGATCTACTAGCTGGCGTAAAAACGGTTATGTATACGATAAACATGCTCGATTATGACTTTGTCGGTGACGATGATATATTCCAAGGACAGGCACTTGATTTTCCTTATGTTTATTGGAGCGTCGGTAATCAGTATTTAGGAAAAACATGCTCTTTTTATTGCGTTAATTTATTGCATCGTGGAGAAGTCATGCACCCATACTACGACACACTGATCGGCTTAGGACTTTCTAACCAAATAATTGAACCAGAAAGTTTATCATTCGCGACTATAAATGGAAAGAAAACACTTGTGCATTCATTTAATGTCACGCCGCCAGATGGCAATCCACCAAAGAAGCAAATGCAATATTCGACTGACATTATCTATCGTCCAGCAATGCCAGTTGTCAACGATGACAATAACGGAAGTGGCGATAGTGATGATGTTGATGATAGTTAGGAGGCTATTAAATGTCAAGAAGTTCATTTGTCGAGGTTAATATTACCAATCCGACAAAGCTTGCACAGGACTCCCAAGACACAGCAAACACTGCTGTAAAAGGAGTTACGGATTTAAACGATCCTAACTTGATGTCTGTCATTGAAAAGCAAAACAACATTGGGCGGTTCGCTGGTTTAACATCTCAATTTAGCGTTCTCGTACAGAATGCTAAAGATGATGGGATTGATACAGCTGCTGTAACTACGGCATACAATAATTTAAACAGATTTATGGCTGACATTCTAGCAGACCCTGACCATGCTAGTGATATTGACCGTGTAACATACAAAAAATATCAAGACACTTATAATGAAGAGCTGGCAAAACTTCAAAGCGCTCTACAAAATAACACAAATAATAAATTTACCAGTGCCGCAAACGCCACGAGTCAAGCGGCCTCAACGGCCAATCAAGCATTCTCGGCGGCTAACGGCGCATTTAGTCAAGCTCAATTAATTGGCAGTCAAGCCGATTCAGCAATAGCTGTACAATCACAAGCTACCGCTAAAGCTCAAAGTACGGCCGATAACGCTTTTAGTCAAGCTCAAGTAATTGGTAGCCAAGCAAGCGCTGATATTAATAGTAACTCTATGGCTACTGCTAAGGCACAAAGTACCGCTGATAACGCTTTTAGCCAAGCTCAGGCAGTCGGTAGTCAAGTTAGTGCCGAAATAGCTACACAGTCCGAAGCTACTCTTAAAGCTCAAAACACAGCTGACAGCGCATTTAGACAAGCGCAATCAGCTAATGATTATACCGATAAGCAGATTGCTTCACAAGCAAGTGCTGTTTCAGAAGTCTCTAAGAACGCTTCCGAAGCTTCGTCACAAGCTAATAACGCCCTTGACGCGGCTAATAGCGCAAACGCCGAAATCATAAATCTCAAAGGTGGGTCAACTTTAACCATTGCCAAATTAGAAGATGGTTTGGGCACAAAGGTTGATAACAGTGATTTTTCAACTTACAAAACACAAACCGCCAGTCAGTTTGCGGAAACGGTTAAAGAAGCTGACTTTAAGACTTACCAAACTCAAACTAGTAAATTAATTGAGGCAAAAGTCGATAATGGAACTTATCAATCCGATAAAACACAAACGGCTAAAGATATTTCCTCGAAAGTTTCTTCTAGCGATTTTAACACTTACAAAACGCAGACAGCTGATTTAATTAGTGATAAGGTTTCTAATTCAGAATATGCGTCTGACAAGACACAGACGGCTAGTGAAATAGCAGATAGGGTAAGTAATAGTGCTTTTTCAACATACCAAGAACAGACAGCTAGTCAGATTGCTAGTAAAGTTGATAATGGTGACTTCACAACCTATAAGACACAGACTGCTGACTTGATTGCTAGTAAGGTAGCTACAAAGGATTTTTCAGCTTACCAAGCTACAACTGCTAAGTCGATTGAAAGTAAAGTTGAATCTAGTGACTTCAACACGTACAAGACACAGACTGCTAATATGATTTCTAGCAAAGTTGAATCTAGTAACTTTCAAGCACTTCAAACGCAAGTTGACAATAGTGCTGTTGGGACTAACCTATTAACAAATACAAGCGACCTAAGTGCTAATTGGAGTTTAAATGGTATTGTAGATGCTAGTCAGAAACCAGCCGTATTGCATTATCCTATGAACACACTAACATCATCATCTACTAATATTATTGTCAACCAACAACTTAATGACGGATTGTTTAAGCCTTCTACAGCATACACCGCTAGTTTCTATGCTAAGGGTACAGGAACATTTATATTTTATTGTTACCCAGGTGTTTCAAATGGTGGTGGTGATAATCACACTGCTATAAAGCTCACAAGTGATTATAAGCTATATACCATAACTTTCACTACTGCTTCTGATATATCAGGAGGCAAGAATTTCTTGCTTAGGCAAGACTATTCAGCTGATTGGACTGACCAAAATACAGTGGAAGCTATGTTTATGGGTTTAAGTTGGAAAAGGGTAGTTTAGCAACTGATTATTCGGTCAATCCTGCGGATACAGCTACACAATCTCAAATCACGCAGTTAAGTGGTGAGATAACACAAAAAGTCGACAGTGGTGATTTCTCAACTTACAAGACACAAACAGCTAACTTGATCGCTGAAAAAGTAGCTACCAAAGACTTCTCAGCATATCAAGCTACAACCGATAAGTCGATTGAAAGTAAGGTTGAATCTAGTGATTTTAATACCTACAAAACACAAACCGCTGGATTAATTAGTTCAAAAGTTGATAGTGGTGACTTATCAACTTACAAAACACAGACAGCTGGGTTAATCGGTTCAAAAGTTGATAACGGAACTTATCAGTCAGACAAGACACAAACAGCTAATGACATTGCTTCAAAAGTAGCTAACAAGGATTTTGAAACGTATAAGTCACAGACGGCTGATTTGATTTCTAGTAAAGTAGCTACTAAGGACTTTAACACGTACACATCACAGACTGCTACGGCAATATCTAATAAGGTTGAATCTAAAGATTTTAATACGTATAAAACACAAACTGCTAACTTAATTAATGACAAGGTTTCTAGCGAAAAGTATACGTCAGACAAGACACAAACTGATAATGCAATTTTAAGTAAGGTGTCAAAGAAAGACGCTAACAATGTCAATTTGATACCATACTCTAGCAACTTTTCAGGTTCTTTAGACGGCTGGCAATTACAACCATGGGGCGCAACCGATAAGGTGTTAATGGCTGTTACTCATAATTTTTATAAAAATAATACTGGAAAATTGCTGGAGTTAGCAACAACACAGAAGGCAACTGCTTCCGTTAGTTCATTGCGTTTCTCAGTATTACCGAACACTAAATACACGTTCCAATTTAAAGCTTTTGCTTCATCTAATGTTATTGGGGCTAATGTGTATTTCTTATCACGTGCTTATGGTTCAACTAGTGATTACGACACTGCTCA